CTTGGGAATTCCGCACAAGAGAACTTTGAAACTCTTACAGCTGATTCAGAAACTCACTCTGGGCTGGCGTTGGCATTTACGTTTGCTTTAGTATACGAATAAATGGTCTTCATATCCAAGGTGCAAATCTTCGAACCTTTGGCCATCCCCGTATCGAGAAAATCGACGGTGACTGCGCCGATGCAATGAATTACATCGTCGCCAGTGAAACTCTCGCCGTTTTCTTTAGGAACACGAAGCGGGATGGAGTTGGGCAACTTGTCTAGCCGCAACTTGATCGTTTGGGTTTCGTTGGCAAGAAGAGTGAGACAACCTTCGCTAGTCGACGGCAAGTTTCGAGCTTCTACGAACAGAATCTCTAAAACCCCGCCGAACTTAGATGCTGGCACAGACGATCTGCTAATGATCACGCTGATGTCTGTGACTCGGATGTCCTTCAAGCCGTTTGGGATAGCACCTGCGTTGAAACCGAAGTAAGCTCTGTCTTGAAGGTTGGCACTGACGTGAACAGCAGCGCTAAGCACAGAACCCACATCCCGGATGCGAGAATAAACAACGCCAGAAAGCCCGGAAGGACGACCGCGAAAGTCTTTGCCACCGACATGTCGAAGATGATTGCGATTGGAGCGACGGCTATCAACACCCCCGAGCTTATCAAGACGGCGGCTGTTAACCACACTCCTGGCGCGACGCGCTTTGGACGTGTTGCGGCTTCGCTGTCTAGTTCCTCGTTGATTGGAACGCGACCGGCTACGACTCTGTGATCTGCCGCGGGCTCTTGATCGAGACCTAGACCTAGACTGGGATCTGCCTCGGGAACGCGACGCGGACCTACCTCTGGATCGTCCGCGAAGGAAACGTGACGGTCTGGTGCCTCCGAGAGAAACTGAGAGAACTGTTCGAGCATTGACTTCATGGTCCTGTTCGAAGTACCATTGGATCGGCTCGAAGACCCATGCGAGGAACTGCCATATGGTCTGGCAAGCCCAACATTCAAAAGATTGGTCTGCTCCGAAACAGGATTCGCGGATTGCGATCGGGAAACATCTGTCGGCAACGAAGAAGAAGAACGGTAATAACGCGAATATCCAGAGAACCACTCCGAAGGAGTTTGGCCATCCCTGGCCTCTTTCGGGAGGCGGGACCATGAGACTAAGGCTGCTTGGTTACTTGGATTCGACTGGAATTCTTGAGACTGATTGGAAAAGAAAGCAGGAACGGACATTAAGAAATAACGGTCCAGCCGTGCAGTTGAGGGCTGCGGCCTCTAAAAGAAAGTGTGAACGTTTACGTCCGAATTTATAGCCTTCTTCGTTAACGATTGGTGGCTAGCCAGTCCTCTTCTACTTCAGAAGAGGTTGAAAGTGAGCACGTCCGCCCGCCCATCGCCGCGAGGCAAGGGCGGTTTGTGATGCTTGAGCTTAGGCAACAATTTGAACTGCTTTTCGTTGAGATGCGAAACAGAATCTGCGATCGCGAGACAAGTCTCAACTGTAGGCACCGAAATGTTCATGGCTTGAGCGTTGGCGATGATCGTCTCTTGTAGGCCGTCCATCCTGAGGTCACTAATCTTATCGCGCAATGCCGTCTGGTACTCCCGGAAATGAACAATGTCCCGGAAATTGTTTCCAATGGCTTTGAGAGCGATTCGAGGTATGGACAAGAACATCCCTTCTCGACTGACAGTGCAACCCAAAAATTCACCGCCCTGTCTCGAGATCCCGATTTTGAGCCGGAGATTGGTGTACTTCTCGATCTTGTGGATGAAATCCCAGTTCGGGGCTAAGTTGTACTGCGCCTTGAAAAAGTCATCGCCTTTGATGCCCAGCACCCGCGGGCCTTCGCCGACGATTGCATTGTGCCCAATGATCTCTTCGAGCGTCGTGTTGCCAAGTAGCGTGTCCGGGAAACCTGAACCCTTTTCGTATCTGGTTTGGCCTGAACATATGCCTCCATACACGAAAGTGCCTGGTTCACGAATCTTGTAGTAGGTTTCGATGAACTTCTCCGAGATTTTCGACATCCGACGATGGATCATTTCTGCGAAGAGTGTGCCTTGGGTCTGCCCAGCATCGAATTCCTCGCCGTCCACTATGCCGTACTTTACTCCAAGTGGAAGCTTTTGTATGGCGTTCGTCATGCGCACCCGGAAATCGCCGGCGTCCTCGTAGGAATCGTAGAAGACGTCGTCCTGCAGACTCTTTTTGAAGACGTAGTTGACCAAACGCATCGCTCCCCCGAAGGCTAGATTCCAATAGCTAGAAGTGGTCGTGATGGTCTGACCTGTCTTGCGATTGGAGATTTTCCCGTCCTTCGGTGGCTTGTACTGAACCTTGTTGGTGACACGTTTTAGGAGAATGTTGCTGTGCTTGGCCCTTTCGGCCATTGCTCTAGCAAAGTAATTTCTTCCTTTGGCGTCAACCCAGAACTGATGGACAATTCCGTTCATCCGAAGTTCGTCGAGCAGTGCATTCTTGTGACACGCCTTGTGCGCTTTGTCAACAGCATCGAAAAGATACTCCGCGCCTTCAGCGCTGAGAGCTTTGCCAGGTCTTGCCCCACAGACACGTTGGAGAGATCGCAAGGTTTCGTTGGCGTCTCCAGTGAACAGATTACCAGCTCCAGGGACCACGCTGACAAGCTCACGAGCTTTCTTTTTCGTGATCGCGCCCCTCTTGGTCCGGTCAAAGAACGTATTGGCGAAATTCAGCTTGAAACCTCTTCGGAAATCCATTGGTGGCTGCAAAATTGCGCCGGCCGCCGCTGGATAGTTGATGCCATGAGCTTGTTTGATCCCGGCTGAAGCGTCGATGAAAGGTGCGAGACGGTGACAATCTTTGCCCAAACGAAGTTTAGTCCTGTGTTCGACTTTCTTCAAAAAGATTTTGTCGACGGCTTTTTGATTGTCGATGTAAACCTCTTTGGGGCAAGCGACGAAGGCTTGGAATTCTGAAGGCACTTCCGGATTGGCGACGCGTTTTATCGTGGGTTCTCGTATGACCTCATCGTACGACCCATAAAACGCAGACCCAGTGAACTTCCGAATCACGCCGTTGTTCTGATACTTAGCCGTCTTTCCGTCGATCTCTGCGTAGTCGGCCCATGGTCTGCCATCGGGCGCTCGTTGCCAGAGTTCTTTTTCGACCTTTATACCCTCGACGTCGACCACCACCTTAGGGAGCGTGGCGTGATAGAGCTGAACATGGTCCTTGGAAACATCGATGACTAGGTTCTGCGAACGTCCCACAGAATCCTTGTAGACATGCCACTTCTTGTCGCCGTCTTCGCCTTTTGTCCTGAGTATGAAATTGCGTCTCGGGACAAGGAAGTTGAGGAAATCTTTACGACTGACTTTGAGCTTCTTGCTCTCGATCGTTCCCCAATCTCCATTCGGATAGCGAATGGTATTTGGATCGGCTGTGGCAAGTGGAATCATGACGTCCGTAAGATACTCCGGCTTCAGGTCGGCGGGCAAAACGTCGTATGTACACGTTTCGAACACATCGAGCACTTTCTCGGGGTCTGCTGTTATGGCCCTAACCCATTGATCCACGTCCAAGCTTAAATCGATTGTCTTCCGTTTCGGTTCTTCTACGGGATCCATAGGAGAATGAGACATACTTTCGACCATTGTGTTGAGCTTGCGTGTGAGAGGATCGATGTATTCGAGAGCCTTGGCGCCAGTGTTGCTGGATGGTGGCCATGGTTTCGCCAGAGCTTGTACCATGGCTACGGGCGTTAGACCAAACATCTCCAAGAAGGTCGTGAGAACGTCGGCTTGCAGATCGTGTGCCACAATTACGGGCCTTTCCTTGCTCCTGGTCATCGCCACGATCGTCGCACCATGCAGTTGCGTAGCGTTGGCGTCTCGATCGAAGATGGCAAAGGCACTCGTTCTGACTGTGCGACCTTGAGATGAGTAGACGCTGTGGTTCTCTTGCTCGTGGCCTGGTCCACTAGGTTTGCCAAAAGCGACCGGACAAGTGGCGTGCGTGAAGACAAGTTCTAAAGCAGCGTGATTCGCTCGACCAGCGTACTCTGCGGCGGTGGTGATCTCGACCACATGTTCCGGTTCGACGTTCTCGTCGACCTCGGTAGTGTACATGTTGTAGCCGAAATGGTGGTTTAACCACTTGACACGTGCCTCTGCCCCAATTCCCGTGAACCTGAAATTGCGTTGTAGCTCATGCTTAGAACAAGAATTGACGATGTTGTTCCAATACGTGCTTTCAGAGATACCAGGATGAATCGATATGTCTGGAGACTTGTGTTGCTGATTCTCGTCGCCGATCAAAAAGACCGCCTTTGGCATGACATAGTTGACGTAGGCCTGGAAATGAACAGCGTCTGCCAACGTGAACTCGTCGACGAAAAGAACGTCTAGACTTTTGAAACGAGCCATCTTGAACCAAGTTTCGGCATCGAAGTTGAGTATCTGACCGTCGGGCATTGTGACCTTGTCGTAGTCTTCTTTGAGTGCGCTCAGTGGAAGATACATACCGACGCTGTAGCCTGACTCCATGCAGTGCCGCATCAGGGCTCTTGCCACGAAAGATTTGCCCGTTCCAGGACCGCCCAAGATGTAGTGGAAGGTAGTCGAGAAATTACTGCCAGACACTTGAAGAGCGCTCAGGAATGTTTCGAATTGACGATTTGCATCCAAAACACTTGGCGACACCATGGCTCGATGGGTGTCGATGGAATTCTCTATCAGCAGCCTCGCGACAGCGGCTTCGGTCTGAGACATTCCCATGTCGACTTCCTTTGCCTCATGTGTACATTTGGAGACGTGGAAGGTTTGGCCCGTGATCGAACCATCTCGGAGCAGCCCGCACACCATACACTTGTTGATCTCTTTAGCGCCGGTGGCCGGTAGAATCAAGTCGACGCTTCTTGTGAAGTTGGGCGATTGTGAAGGCCGAACTTTCTCGCGTTTCGCCGGGAGCTCTTTGGGAGGCTTGATGAATTCCAGAGTTGGCGTCTTTGTGAGTAGCCAACGTAGGATTTCGTATGCTGGCACCACTAAGAGACCAGTGGCAGCCATGACCATGCCGCCAATGCATTTTTGGAAAAGGTCTGTAGCATTGAACTTCTTCCCAGTGATTTGATCGATGCCCTCCACAATGGTGGAAATGTCGTTGAGATCCCGATGGACTGCGAGATAGACATTGAGAGCGAAATTGACCAGCTCCTTGTCTTGGACCGATAAACCAGCGTGCTTGATGTTGGAAACGAGACTTAGACCTCTTCGAGTGCGATTGGCGGCCGTAGCAATGACCGAAAAGTCCATGGACAATCTTGGTTCGGCCATAGCCCAACTGTAGACCTCGTAGAAATCTTGCACGCGACATGAAGTCCAGACAGGACGGAAGTCGCCGGTTTGCCAATCTAGCTCCGAGAACGTGGTAGCTTGCCAGTCAACCATTGGCATGGTAGCGAGATGTTCAGGTGGCCGTGGATTGCTTATGATCTCTCCCGGCTTGTCTGCGACCCAAAATCGAATGTTGCACATCTCTCCGAAACGACTGACGATTTCACTGGCGATGGTGATTCTGCCATTCGTGAAGACTCTTTGTGTCAGCCACTTCTTCCAAGAAGATTCGAGATGCATGTACCCATTCTGGAACCCGCTCTTCCATGTAACTGCCACCTTGCGATATCGACGTGTGAACTCGTCGACGATCTTCTCCACCCAGCCTTGGAAAATGAGCTTGTATTTCCAAAAGACCATAGAGGCTCCGACGGTGTCTTCGAAGGGCAGATTTGTGTGCCTTAGTTTTTCGATGAAGTCGACGAACCGCGTGGAACAAGTCTTGGCGTAGGTGATCACAGTCTCGTGCAGCCAACCCATCAAATTTTGAAGCAATGTTTTCTCCCCGTAGTCTTGCCAGCGACTCCAGGTCCAGTCGTTCAAACCAATAGTGTTAAAAGAATCGAGGCCAGTCGTGAGCACAAGAATATCGGGCCAGATCTTGTCCCAGAGTTCATCCGGGGTAGGCATGTCCCAATGATAAGAAAGAGTGTATTCGTCAGAAAAGTCAGTCTCTTGAGGATAGAAAGGAATTGGGAGGAAAAGAGAGGCATTGGCTTCGGTCGCGCCCGTTTTCTCGAAGTATGAACAAAACTCAGGCTCAGACATGTCGTAAAGACTATCTGCGAAATGCAATCGGCCGGCTTTGACTGGTTCGTATACTAACGCTGGCCGGTTGACGATGAGATTGAAGACTTTTGCGGCATCAGCATAATCCAACCGCATCCGCCGGGCGCTTTCTCCGAGTTCCGACTTGAGCGCTGGAAGATTGCTTTTGCTGACTTTATGACCAATCCACTGAGCAAGTTGGGGATACGTCCGGACGAAGTCTTTGGTTTCCGAACCATGTATGTAGAAGCTGTGATTAGTTCTGCTGTGCCAGAACCGTACGTCTTCCATAGTGGCACCAATGTGCAGAGTGTTCATGGTGTCTTCGTCTGGATGCATGTTGCGCAAAAGGTCCATTCTCGCTAAGTCCCGAGCCACGACCAAGCTCTTGTGATCGCCTGAATTGCATTTGACCGATTGGCAAGCGATGTCGAAACCAAGATATTTCTCGACGCGTCTTTTCTCGTTGGGATTGAGGTAGAATTTCGTCGTTGGTCTTGCTAATATCTCGGTCTGAAGTTGCTTGGAAGCTTCGCCTTTCATGAGCTCAGGGCCATAATTGGCAATAGCTGAGTCAATGGCTACGTTGGCGGAACCGATCAGGGTCTCAAACTCCTCGAGAAGGCCAATGCCTGAGTCTTCTAGATCGACCTTTTCGGTTTTCTTCCAATCAGCTTGGTCAACGAAATCGCACAAAGGGTCGAGTTGGCCGTAAGGGTAAACGATGCGTTCTCTGGTGTTCCAATCAAGGAAACCAAGTCGATTCTTTTCGACGCACCGATAGATGTGGTAGTCGCCGTCTTCTTCGCGACACCAATCGACCCAAACTTCGCCCCACCTCAAACTAGCGCGCAGCTCTCGGGTTTCCAGCTCCTTGTCGGTGAACTCTTCGACTGTCATCTCCCACTTGTCTTCGGGAAAACTCTCGCGCAAGCATGGGACATTTTTCCAACAATCGCCCGCGCCACCAACCTCAACGTCTATCCATTCTGGAGGCGGTGGTGGCTTGGGCGGCGTGCGATCAGGAATGCCGGCGATGCTTTGGTAAAGAACGTGGTTTTCGCGTATATGTTCCTCAATCTCATCCTCCTCGTGGCGCCTTTGAACAGCCCTTATGGCTCGGCGGGCAGCGCCAGTCCTTCCGCCTCGTTTGCCGCGTTTCTTTTCGAGACGTCGACCTTGTCTTGCCAAACGAACGATCATAAGAATCCAGTCGTATCTGAAGCGATGGTTGCGAATTTTGTCTAAATTCGGGGTCGGCGCATCGCGCTCGACCTCCGGATCTGGGACTGCAACCACTTCTGGTTCTAAATCGATCATGGCGTATATCGGATCGAAATCTTCGGCGGCATGCAACAACTCGTCGAGCTCTTTCGGGAACTCTCGAACCGGTCCGAGGTTTCTCGGGCTTTCCTTACGGGGGGTCCAGATCTCCAGTAGGAACGCGTATGGGCGTCTCTCTCTGGGTCCGGTTCCGCGGAAAGCATTTAAGCCGGTGTATTGTTGCAGAGCCCATCTCGGAACATTTGAGATGGGTTTCGACGTGCTGGAAAGAAGCGCGTCTACACCAGAAGCCCCAGCCTTAAGTCTAAAAACTTGGAGGAGCAATTTGTTTCTGGTGTCTTCGGAAAGCCGCTGAGAACGGCGTGCTTTCCGGGCGGTTTGCAGAAAGGCGTGTCTGAGGGCTGCCATATGAACATGGAAGCGACATCTCAGAGGCTGATACCTCTCTTGTGAGCAGAGACCGCAAATTTGGTTTTTATTGTTTTTCTGGGCGTTGGCCAAACGTGTCCGAGGCCAATATTCGAACTCTTCCTTGTTGTCGTTGCGCTTGGAAGCGGTGTTTCGATGTTCGCCACAGACAGTACAGTCGTGGGCGTATCGCACATGCTTGTTCCAAGCGTTATGAGAACTTTGAGAACATGATGCCAAACAAGGCAAATGCACCATGACGTGTGTTTCTGTGTTCGAGCCCCCATAATGAGTTGGGTATGAGGGCGGTTTACTGAACGGCAACGCTGTAGATAGCGGACGTGAAAACTTCATCGCAATGAAAATAAATTTGTCCGTTTACTCCTGCATTCGTTCAGTCTTGTCT